TCCCGGTCTCGATCTCGTCGGGGAGGTCCCTGTATCTGGCGATGGTGGCGAGGTCGACGGCCTTCTCGATCTTCCCCTCTTTCAGCTTGTAGAGGCGGTTCTCGATCCGGCCCGGGTGATGGATCTCCAGCCTCAGATAAGGCTCGTCTTTGCCGTCCTCGTTGGGCTTGTAGACGGTCCAGGCTAAGATGTGAGCCGTGACCTCGGCGGCGTTGTCCGGATTGCATACCGGGAACCAGAGCCGGGGATCGATCACCTCGATGATCCCGTGCTGGTCAAATCGGATCTTGAAGAGCCCCGTTCCGTACTTGACCAAGTCGACGGTGCAGTCGTAGGAGACGAGGTGGAACCTGTTGGCCTCCAATATGCGATCTAGGGCTTCCTGCCCCTTTGAAGCCTCGAATCGTGGGGTCTCTCCCCACAACAGATCAGCGACGAGGGTGCAAACCCGCTTCGGCCAGTTCAGGGCCATGTCGATGTGGGGGGCGTCCTTCGGGTTCAGGTCCTTGAATACGGCGTCGTGATCGCCCTCGTAGAGCCGAGAGTACCGTTCGTAGGCCTGGAGGCGAGCCGCCTCGGATACGGGGGGCCACGGCTCGCCGGCCCGGAAGATTGAATCTAAGTCAGTGATTGCCATAATTAATACTCCGATAGAATATTTTGTTGCCGATGTACCGGAGGGCGTCCATAAGGTCGTCCTTCTCTTTGACCGGCTTGTCGAGCCCCCGCTCGGTGGCGGCGTCATCCCATCGGTAGCCTTCGAGCTCCTCCAGGGTGAGGGGGCAGTTGGGCTCTACAAGCTTGAGGTGGCCCGTCTCGAAGGCGTTAGAGACCCGGGAGAGCCCGTTTAAGACGTCATTATCGGCCTGCATCACCATCTGGACCCCGGCCCGGAGAAGCTCCAACCTGAACGATTTGGCGGAAGGGTCGACGAGGATCGCCGAAGGGTAGAGGTCGCCTAAGAAGGCCTGGAGGTCCCGCGCTAGCTCCCCGTTGGTGAGGTCGGAGCGGCGATATTCCTTGTCGATGTACCATGTCGTCCCGTACCTGAGAGCCCGAAGGTAGGCGGTCGGATGAGTCGCGCCCCAGTCCACCCCCACAACCATCTGAGAGGGTCTCCCCTCGGGTAGGCGGTCGACGGTGTGGAGGTCTCGGCGGAAGTTCTGGTAGATCGCACCTTCAGCCTGGACCCATTGGCCCAGAATATAGCGCTGGTAGAAGAGGCCCGTATACTGGCGCTTCAGTTCGGCGACATAGGCGGGGACCAGGTGAGTGTTGTCCTCCAGCGCAAAATGCCAGCTCCGGAGGTCGAGCTCCGCCTCCCGGTCGATCCATTTCTTCTTGAGGTAGTGACCCGGCCCCCCGGGGTTCATCGTCCCGAATAGCTGAGCCCCCGGCTCGGAGAGTCGAGAGATGAGCATGTTCCAAAAGGACTCCGGGATGAGTGTCCCCTCGTCGACGTAGGCAAAAGGCAGGGTCGAGCCTGCGATCTTCGTATAAGCCGACTCGTCGTTCGCCCCCTCGATAAGGACCGGCCTTCCGTATATGTAGGCGAGCTTAAGGCTTCGCTTGTAGTCGAAGTTCTCGGTTCCGACGAGCCGACGAAGGTCGTCGAGGACGTTCCTCTCCAGCGCCGTCTGCGTCCTCCCCACGATCAGGGGGGGACGGGCCGACTTCGATCGGATGAGAGCCTCCAGGAAGCGTATGTCGGCGACTATGGACTTCCCGCTCCGGACTGATCCATGCAGAAGATTCACCCGGGACTGTGAGCCGATGATAAAGTCCCGCTGCTTCGGAGTGAGAGGAAGCAGTGTCAAGAGTCGGCCTCCTCCTCTTCGGCTTCGGCGACGACTTCGACGTCGGAGCCCCGGAGCATCTCCACCAACTGGAGGATCTCCCCGCCCTTGTTCTCGTCGTGGGGAAGCTCCAGCCTCAGCTTATCCAGCCCGACAGCCAGCCCGACCGAGACGTCCCGATAGTCCCTCGCCGTCCAGGTGTCTTCGAGGATCTTCTCACCACGGTCCAGCATCTTTGCCGCTACTGAGGCCCGGGCCTCAGCTTGCGCGTATTTGGCCACCAGCGTGGCCCTTTTTAAGCGACTACGCGCGGCCTCGACGATGTCGAAGTTATTCCTTCTCGCCACGGCTGAGACGGTGGAGGACGATCTCCCCACGATCTGCCCCACTTCCCGCGTGGTCTTCCCCTGCATGAGGAGAGAGAGGATCTTCTCCTCCTCCTCTACAGGAATTCGTGTCATCTATATACTTTAAGGACAACAGTATATAAATAACTTCCGTTCTATTGTCCTCTTTGTACTCAGTCCGGTGGCATGTTGAAGCCTCTCGAATCCCCCTTCTCCTCCAGGATGTGGATGGCCATCTTTGCTTTGTCCGCTGTCCACTCGCCCGGGGCATCGTTCATAAGCTGCCGGATGGTGGGGATCTGTCCTCCCCCGACATGCAGATAGTATTGTCTGGACTTCCCGAAGACTCGATCGGGTTCTGTAGCTTTCTGGGGCTTTCTGGTGGTTTCCGGGGAGGTTTCTGTAGTGCCAATCGATAGCGGGCTCGGGGTTTCTGTAGTTTCTGTAGCATTTTGGGAAATGGGGGAAGGGGGGGTATGTATACCCACATTCTGGGGGGGGGTCCCTTCTGTATCTTCTCCTTCCTTCTTATTATCTACAGAACATACAGAACCCTCCTCCTTGTTATTGGTTTTACCTACAGAAGCCTTTACAGAACGCTCCACAGAACATACAGAACCCTCGTCCTTGATGACGATCGGCGACTCGTATCCTTTCAGCTTGAAGCTCGGGTCGAGGTAGTAGACGTACTCGGTGACGGTCTTCCTCTTCGTGTCCCGGCGCGTGTTTGGGTCGTAATCGTAAGTCCAGGAGTCGGAGACTTGCTCTCGTGAGATGGGGGCCTTGCTCATGAGTCCGTGGCGTTTCTGCTCGCCCTTACCCCGCCCGTCTCGTCTTGTCGTCGTTGAATTGAAGCAGCGCCAGCAACAGAGCCCGTAACCGACGACCTCCAGACCCCCGCCGTTCAAGGGCTTTCCGCATTTCGCGCACTTGCGGCCACGCCCCCCGGGCGGAGGGGATCGGGAAAGCTCGCCCCCGTCGTCGTGGTCCTCAGCAAAGCCACGGCTCGAAGGAGATCGGCCCTCCTCGAAAGAGAAAAGATCGGCTTGAATCATCCGACCACCTCAAAAACAACCACGTAAACAAGCTGATCAGGATCGAAGACGCCATTTATCGACTTCCAGACCTGGATATACTCAGAAATTGAGTACCCGCCCTCGGCTCTGGCGTCGTCCTCGGATATGTCCCCGAGACGTTCCCGCCTCACATCGAGGATTCGAATCTTGCAGTGGTGCTCTTTGCTGAATAGCTCCGTTTTGACGAGATGGACGGCTCCGACCTTCGCCCTAGGTCGTTTCCAGGCCCGCCGGGTTTGGGTCTTTGCGCCGGCCTTGATCTTTTCGACGTGGTGAGGGGTAAAGAGGATCATGGGACCGCCCCCGGCCCGTAGATCACAGAAAAGCCGACCTTACGTTTCTTCCAGCCATAGGCCGCGCAAGCCAGGTCTAGCTGCCTGATCGCCGCCCCTGGGGTTCCCCCCGCTTGGGCAACGTACCTCTCTGGCGTGATCTCACCGGATTCATCGAGAAGAGTTTTGAGGGCAGGCTCGGAGAGGGAGGGCCTCTCCCCCGTCGTATCTTTTTTTGTGGCGGAAAGCTCCTTTTTTGGCCGATCACTTTCGGCTGTGCTCCGCCCCTTCGGTTCTGGTGTTCGGCCGTGCTCCAGGCGCTCAGCCTCTCTTCTGGCGGTCTCCTCCAGGTTCGCGGCTATGCTCTGGTAGTCGTCGGAGGGCTCGGAGTCTCCAGCCACCTCCTCGCCGCCCTTCGGCTTCGGCGGTGGAGTCGCCGTCCTCTCAGCCCCTCCATCCCCCCCGGCGGTAACTGTCTTCTCTGTCGCAACCGTCCCTACTGTCCCTACTGTCCCTTCTGTCTCTCCAAAAGCACTAGATTTATCACGATCCGATTTAACCGACCGTGTAGAATTACCCTGTATTTGTGTGACAGTAGGGACAGTAGGGACAGTAGGGACAGAAGGGACAGAAGGGACAGTTAACCTGTAAACGTACTTTATTGGACCCTTTCCTTCAACCTTCAGAGTCTCTATCTCTTCGGACGCCTCCAAGGCACTGATAGCCTTATCTACGTCATCGAGTTTGACGTGAAGCTTGCGGAGGAGATCACGCCTTGCGATTTTCCCGCCAGCCCTTCGGATGGTCCCTATTATCTGGTTCTGTAGGTTCTCCCTCTCGGACCGGGCCACCTCCTCGATAACTACCCGTGCCGTAGGCAAAAAGTAGCTCTCTACCTGTCGGGTCGCCTCTTGTACATGGGAAAGACTAACCTCCCTAGTGGTAGCGGGGTCGAAGTCTGACCGCCCGACGGTGAAGACCATAGCCAGCTTGAGGGCGAAGGTCATCAACCGGCCCGCTACTGCCTGGAGTATCCGGTCCTCCTCCCTCATCGCCCGCTCTTCTATCGCCTGTTGCCAGCTGGCGAAATGTTCCCAGCCCTCCGCCGTAAGGCTCAATTTCAAGCCTTCCAGCTCCAGCCCGGCCAACTTCTCTTTTAGGTCACGGTACTTCATGGAGATCGTCGCGTACCGGGAAAAGTCCTCCTCCGTAGCCTCCTCGAAAGCCTTCCAGGGCTTGACGTGATCCGGCCAAAAGTAGGCATACCTGAGAAGCCAGCCCGAAGTAACATCCAGCTCTGACGTATACGCTCTGAAATTGTCGGGAGTGGTGGCGAGCCATTGAGTAACATAAGGGCTCTTGATGGGAAAATCCCGCTTCTCTTTCCGCTGTCCCGTCCTGAGCTTTCGGTGGTAGTCTTTCCCCTCGTAAAGCTCGGAGAAAAAGTCCCTCGCCTCGTCCATGTACTTCTTACCCATCGCCGCCAGCAGGGACCCCGCTTCATCCTTCATGAAGAACGACCGCGGGCAATCGTACAACGCTTCAATCAACGCCTCAGGGCTAAACGAACTTGGAAGCCGTCGCCCTACTTCGTAGGTATCGAGGATCGCCCCCGGTCCATTCATCGCCGTTGTCTTTCGGCTCGTGGTGGAGTTCCCGAGACAGAATAGCCACAGGTTAGGGTGAACTGTCCCCTGCTTTAGCTTCAGGACCACCCTTCGATCTATAGCCGTCGAAGCCATGAAGAGGCCCCCGGCATAATGATATTCTACGTAGGCATCCGAGAGGCTGGAAGCGTAGTCCACATACTCCGAAATGAAATTATCCGGCTCCAAGTTGATAGATAGCCGCGGGTTTTCCGCTACAGGTAGCCCGATAAGCTCCTCTTCGGTGATGCTCTTTATCCCGTCGTCCTTTTCGGTGGAGGTCGTCCCCCGACCCCGGTCGTCGTCGGGCTCGGGATCAATCAGCCCCTTCTCCTCGCAGGCTTTGACAACCGCCTGGAAGACGGTGGGGTCTTTGAGATGGTCCTTTCCCCGACAGTTGATCAATCCCTCGAAGAGGGCGACGAGGGCCGCCGCGTCTCCCCCGCTATCTGCATGGTGATGACAGAACCAGAGCCCCTTTTTGATATCGACCGCCAGCGCCGTCTTGCTCTTCGACACCTCGCCGGGGATATCCCCCTTCCAGTTGTCCCCGCTCTTCGTCGTCGGGCTCCATCCGTAGGTGTCCAGGACCCGCCGGATATCCCCGATCCGCTCCGAAAGGGAGGGACCGTCTCCCCGTCGCCCCCGTCGGGCTTTCCTGGTGATCTCCTCCAGGGCATCCCATCGCCCCGCCTTCTCCTCCAGGCCCGCCGCCGTCTCGAAGGTCGGGTTTTTGGTGGGGTCATCGGAGAACGCCAGCCCCCGGAGGATCGCCCGGAGGTCATCAACGGTGATCTCTGCAAGAGGGGAGTCGTCTATGATCTCCCTCCTCCCCCCGCTCCAGTGGGGAGCCCCCGGGCCCGTTGCATGGCCCCGGCCCGCGCATATTTGGCCTAGCTCCAGCCTCTTTAATTCGCCGTCCTTCTCCACCGTCTTAGTCGGATGGTAGAAATGAAAAGTTTTAGGGAGACCCGGACAGATGTAATAGAGATGCAGGCTTTCCGGCTTGTGGGGGGCCCGGTCGGTCAGAGTCCGAGGGAGTCTGGCCATGATC